GTGGTGTTCATTTGCTGCTTTCGGTGGTTGCTTGTTTGCGATGCCTCTATGAACGCTCTGCTGGCGATTGAAGTCAAGCGTTTTCTGCTCGACTTCGATCTTTTTTGCAATCTTTTTTGCGGGCAGACTCAAGCGATGCGGTAGGTGCGCTCGCCGCCTTGGGTCTTGTCCGAGACGATTTGCAGGCCGAGCTTTTTCTTGAGGGCACCGGCAAAGCTGCCGCGCACCGTGTGCGCCAGCCAGCCAGTGGCCGCGCAGACCTGCGCGATGGTGACGCCCTGTGGGCGCTGCAGCAACTCGATCACCAGCGCCTGCTTGCTCGGGCGGCGCGGCTTGGGCCCGGTGCCGTCCTGCGCCGCTGGCGTCCAGGTGGCCTCTGCAGCCGTCACGGCGGCTTCGATCTCCGGGTCTGCCGCCAAGGCGGCCGGCGCCGGCTGGGTGCAGCCCAAGGCCTCGTAGCCAGCGGTGGCGACAAACCAGTCGACGCCGTCCGAGACGATCAAGTCGCGCTTGGCCAGCCCTTCGAGCACCTTCTGGCGCGCGCCGCCTTTGATGTGCTCGGGGAACCGGACGATTTTGCCGCCGGTGTTGTGGATGGCGTGGCTCAGCACCGCGTGCTGGGTCAGGGTGAGTTGGGTGGTGGTCATGTGCTGCTCCTTTGGAGTGGTTGCTGGGGTGACGTGATGAACGCGCTGTACGCAGCAGAAGTCAAGCTCATTTCGCATAAATGACAAGCAAATGATTAAAGGTGCCCCGAAGGGGAAATATGGGCATTTCGATACGCGCCTACGCACGCCACCGTGGGGTGTCCGATGCGGCGGTGCGCAAGGCCATCGCCGCAGGGCGGATCACGCCGGAAGCAGACGGCACGCTTGATGCCCAGCGCACCGACCGCGAATGGGCGCGCAACACCGACGCACCGCGCATGGGCACGGCCACCCGTGCGGCCAAGGTCGCCGTGCCGCAAGACGGCGGCACCACCAGTGACGGCCCCGCTGCCCCATTCGCACCGGCAGCGGCAGCGGCCGGCGGCACGTCCTTGCTGCAGGCACGCACGGTCAACGAGGTGGTCAAGGCGCAGACCAACAAGGTTCGGCTGGCGCGCCTCAAGGGCGAGCTGGTGGATCGGCCGCAGGCCATCGCCCACGTGTTCAAACTGGCGCGCGCCGAGCGCGATGCGTGGCTGAACTGGCCTGCGCGCATCTCGGCACAGATGGCGGCTAGGCTCGGCGTCGATGCGCACACGCTGCACGTCGCCTTGGAGGCGGCGGTGCGCGAGCAACTGCAGGAACTGGGCGAGATGCGACCGAGGGTGGATTGATGGATATGGACTACGAAGGCGCCGAGGAGATCGAACGCGCCTGGCGCGAAGGGCTCACGCCCGACCCGCTGCTGACCGTGTCCGAATGGTCGGATCGCCACCGGATGCTCTCCAGCAAGGCCTCGGCCGAGCCGGGGCGCTGGCGCACCAGCCGCGCGCCGTACCTGAAGGCGATCATGGATTGCCTGTCACCGATTTCGCCGCTCGAGCGCGTGGTGTTCATGAAGGCGGCGCAACTGGGCGCGACCGAGATGGGCTCGAACTGGATCGGCTACGTGATCCACCACGCGCCGGGGCCGATGATGGCAGTCTGGCCGACGGTGGAGATGGCCAAGCGCAACTCCAAGCAGCGCATCGACCCGCTGATCGAGGAGTCGCCGGTGCTGGCCGGGCTGATCGCTCCGGCACGCAGCCGCGACTCGGGCAACACTGTGCTGGCCAAAGATTTTAGGGGTGGGGTGCTGGTGCTGACCGGGGCCAACAGCGCGGTGGGTCTGCGCTCGATGCCGGTGCGCTACCTGTTCATGGACGAAATCGACGGCTACCCGCCCGACGTGGATGGCGAGGGCGATGCGATCGCGCTGGCCGAAGCGCGCACGCGCACCTTTGCGCGGCGCAAGGTGCTGCTGGTCTCGACGCCGACGATCTCGGGCGCCAGCGCCATCGAGCGCGAGTACGAGGCCAGCGACCAGCGCCGCTACTTCGTGCCCTGCCCGCACTGCGCGCACCGCCAGTGGCTGCGCTTTGAGCAACTGCGCTGGGCCAAGGGGCAGCCGGAGAGCGCCGCCTACTGCTGCGAGTCGTGCGACCGCGCCATCGACGAGCACCACAAGACCTGGATGCTCGAGCACGGCGAGTGGCGGGCCATGGCGCCCGAGCACGGGAGCAAGACGGCGGGCTTCCACTTGTCGTCGCTCTACAGCCCGCTGGGCTGGCGTTCGTGGCGCTCGATTGCCGCCGCTTGGGAGGCCGCTGTGGACAAAGAATCGGGGTCGGCTGCGGCCATCAAGACCTTCAAGAACACCGAGCTGGGCGAGGTCTGGGTCGAGGAAGGCGAAGCCCCCGACTGGCAGCGCCTGATCGAGCGCCGCGAGGACTACCGGATAGGCACCGTGCCGTCGGGGGGCCTGCTGCTGGTGGGCGGCGCCGACGTGCAAAAGGATCGCATCGAGGTTTCGATCTGGGCCTTCGGGCGCGGCAAGGAGTCGTGGCTGGTGGAGCACCGCGTGCTGGTGGGCGATACCGCGCACGATGCGGTCTGGCGTGCGCTGGCGCAGCTGCTGGCCGAGACCTGGCCGCACGCCTCGGGCGCGACGCTGGCGCTGGCGCGCTTTGCGCTCGACACCGGCTATGCCACCCAGGAGGCCTACGCCTTCGTGCGCTCGTGTCACGACGCGCGCGTGCTGGCGGTCAAGGGCGCGGCGCGCGGCGCGGCGCTGATCGGCGCAGCGACTGCTGTGGACATGACGCAAGCGGGGCGCCGGCTGCGCCGGGGCATCAAGGTGTACACGGTGACGGTGGGCATTGCCAAGCTGGAGTTCTACAGCAACCTAAAAAAATCCCCCGAGCTCGCAGACGATGGGGTCACCTTGCGCTACCCCCTGGGCTACGTGCACCTGCCCAAGGTCGATGCCGAGTATGTGCAGCAGCTCTGCGCCGAGCAACTGATCACGCGCCGCAACCGCAACGGCTACCCGGTGCGCGAGTGGCAAAAGATGCGCGAGCGCAACGAGGCCTTGGACTGCTACGTCTACGCCCGCGCCGCCGCAGCGGCGGCCGGACTGGATCGCTTCGAGCAGCGCCACTGGCACGAGCTCGAGCAACAACTGACGCGCCAGCTGGAGGGCGAGCCAGCACCCGAGGCGGTGCCGCCGCCATCTCTGGCGCTCACCGCGTCAAACACCCATACCTCCCAGCGCGGTGGCTTGGGTGCACCTGACAACCGCAAGCCCGGACGGCGCGTCATCAAAAGCCGCTGGCTGGGCTGAGCTTTTTTGTGTCTGTCTTTTCATTTTTTGGAGCAAAGCCCATGAGCCTGAGCACCCGCATCGAAACCCTGGTCATCCGCGTCGCGCAAGAGTTCAAAGACGTGCGCGCCAAGGCCGGCAACCTGGCCAACTTGGCGACCACCGACAAGACCAGCCTGGTTGCCGCCATCAACGAGCTGCGCGCGGCCGTGGCGGCCGCGACGGCCATCGACGACGGCCGCGTCTCGGCCACGACCACCTACTCGTCGAACCAGATCGTGGCGCTGCTCAACGCGCTCAAGACCGAGATTCTGGGCGGCGCCGACGCGGCCTACGACACGCTGCTGGAAATCCAGCAACTGCTGCAAAGCGGCACCAGCGGCCTGGATGCGCTGCTGGCCGCCGTCAACCACCGCGTGCGCTTCGACGCGGTGCAAACGCTCGAGCTCGCACAGCAGCAGCAGGCGCGCGCCAACATCGGCGCGGCGTCGGCAGTGCAGGTGGACGCGCTGCAAACAGAGTTCACCGGGCTGGCGGGCGCTGTGACCGCCAACGTCGCCAGCGTGACGGCGCTCCAGGCCAGCGTCGGCAACACCCAGACCGACTTCGTCGCCGTGTTCGAAGGCGCGCTGGTCTGATGAGCCTCGCCGAGCGTTTGGCGGCACTGGCCAGCCGCGTCGGACTGGAGCTCAAGGGCAAGATCGGCGCCACCCACCCTGGCCTCGCGCGGGCCTGGGTGTGCTTCGGTTTCGTCGGCGCGCAGATGGTGGTGCGCGCGCAGCACAACGTGGCCAGCGTGACGCGCACGGCCGTGGGCCGCTACCGCGTGACCTTCGCCACACCTATGCCCGATGCCCACTACTGCTGGACGGCGCTGGCGCGCAGCAGCACCGACAGCGGCACGCTGCGCTTGGCCGTCGTGCGCGCCAGTTCCGACCTCAAGCAAGCCGGGTTCGTGGACATCAGTTGCGCCACGACGGCGACGGCGTTCTCGGACTCCACCGAAATCAACCTCGCAATCTATCGCTGACATGGCCTACACACAAGCACACCTCGATGCGCTCGAGGCCGCCCTGGCCAAAGGGGAGCGGCGCGTGAGCCTGGGCGACAAGTCGGTCGAGTACCGCAGCGTCGATGAGCTCAAGGCCGCCATCGACCTGGTCAAGCGCGACTTGCACCTGCAAGCGGTGCATACCGGCCTGTGGCCGGGTGCGGCGCGCCGGGTGCGCTTTCACACGGGCAAGGGCACATGATGAGCTGGATTGGCAAGATCGGGCGCCGGCTGCTGGGCGGCGCCACCCCGGTTTACGACGGCGCGGGTGCGGGCCGGCGTGCGCTGGCCTGGCAGCCGTCCAACCTCGGGGCGGTGGCGGCACTGGCGTACACGCAAGACCAGTTGCGTGCCAAGAGCCGCGACATGGTGCGGCGCAATGCCTGGGCGGCGGCGGGCATCGAGGCCTTTGTCGCCAACGCCGTCGGCACCGGCATCAAGCCGCAGAGCATGGTGCACGATGCGCTGCGGCGCGAGGCCATCCAGCGCCTGTGGCGCGATTGGTGCGAGAGCGCCGACGCCGCCGGCCTGACCGACTTCTACGGACTGCAAGCGCTGGCGTGCCGCTCGATGCTCGAGGGCGGCGAATGTCTGCTGCGGTTGCGCTATCGGCGCCCCGAAGATGGCCTGCCGGTGGGCCTGCAACTGCAGGTGCTCGAATCGGAGCACCTGCCGGCGACGCTGAACCAGGAGCTGGCGACGGGCCACGTGATCCGCGCGGGCATCGAGTTTGACCGGCTGGGGCGGCGCGCGGCTTACCACCTGTACCGCTCGCACCCGGGCGACGGGATGCTGGCGCCGATGTCGGGCGCGGGCGGCATGGAGACGGTGCGCGTGCCGGCGAGCGAAATCATCCACCTCTACCGGCCGCTGCGGCCCGGGCAAATACGCGGCGAGCCTTGGCTGGCGCGGGCGCTGATCAAGCTGCACGATCTGGATCAGTACGACGACGCCGAGCTGGTGCGCAAAAAGACCGCCGCCATGTTTGCCGGCTTCGTCACGCGCCTGGCGCCCGAGGACAACCTGCTGGGCGAAGGCCTGCCCGATGCCAGCGGCGCGGCGCAGGCCGGGCTGGAGCCGGGCACGATGCAAATTCTGGAGCCGGGCGAGGACATCAAGTTCAGCCAGCCCGCCGATGTGGGCGGCAACTACGCCGAGTTTCTGCGCATGCAGTTTCGGGCCGTGGCGGCGGCCATGGGCATCACCTACGAGATGCTGACCGGCGATCTGACGCAAGTCAACTACTCGTCGATCCGCGCCGGCCTGCTCGAGTTTCGGCGCCGCTGCGAGGCCATCCAGCACAGCGTGATCGTGCACCAACTCTGCCGCCCGGTCTGGCAGGCCTGGCTGGATCAGGCGCTGCTCGAAGGGGCGCTGGTGCTGCCCGGCTACAGCAGCCGCAGCCGTTCGTTTCGGGCCGCCAAGTGGGTGCCGCAGGGCTGGCAGTGGGTGGACCCGAAAAAAGAGTTCGAGGCCATGAAAACCGCGATCCGCTCGGGGCTGTTGTCGCGCTCGCAGGCCATATCCGGGTTTGGCTACGACGCCGAGGACATGGATCGGGAGATCAGCGCCGACAACCAGCGCGCCGACGCCCTGGGGCTGGTGCTCGATACCGACCCGCGCCACGACCAGCCCCAGCCCGCTGCCCGACCGGCACCCCAGCCGCTGCTTGACCCCGAAGAGGAGGACTGAGACATGCCACTTGCACACCTGGCACACTTGGCTGCGCGCCTGTACGGCACGCCGCTGCTGATTGCACGCCCCAAGCTCGACGTGATCCTGTCGGTGCTGGGCACGCGCATCGGCTGGCCCGAGCCGGGGGCGGCCCTGCCAGCACCCGCACCCAGACCAGCCGCCGCTGCCGCGCCGACCGGCATTGCCGTGCTGGGCATACACGGCACGCTGGTGCGGCGCACGACGGGGCTGCACGCCGCCTCGGGCCTGCTGTCTTACGACGAGATCGGCGCCAGCCTGGAGGCGGCGCTGGCCGACCCGCAGGTGGCCGGCATCGTGCTCGACCTCGACTCGCCGGGGGGCGAGACCGGCGGCTGTTTCGAGCTCGCGCGCAGGGTGCGGGCAGCCAACCGGGTCAAGCCGGTGTGGGCTATCGCCAACGATGCGGCGTTCTCTGCGGCCTACGCCATCGGCTGCGCGGCCCAGCGCCTGTACGTCACCGAAACCGGCGGCGCCGGCTCCATCGGCGTGATCGCCCTGCACGTCGATCAATCGGCCAAGGACGCGCAAGACGGCTACCGCTACAGCACCCTGAGCGCCGGGGCGCACAAAGCCGACTTCTCGCCGCACGCGCCGCTGAGCGCGCAGGCCAGCAGTGCGCTGCAGGCCGAGGTGGATCGGCTCTACGCCTTGTTTGTCGATCAGGTGGCGCTGCACCGGGGCCTGAGCGCCGAGCAGGTGCGCGCCACCGAGGCCGCGCTCTACTTTGGCGCCCAAGCGGTGCAGGCTGGCCTGGCCGACGCGCTGGCCAGCCCGGCCCAGGTGCTGGCCGAGTTTGCCGACACGCTCGCGGCGCGCCGGCGCGTGCTCGTGCCCAGCGCCGCTAGAGCCGCTAGGGCCGCCAGCGTGATCAGCACCCTGCCCGCGCCCGAAGCCGCCCCAGTTTCCGTTTCCCCCGCCCTCAACCCGCACCAGGAGCACCACCCCGTGAGCGACGACATCACCCTCCCGACTGCGCAGCCACCCGAGGCCGCGCCCACCCCCAGCAGCGCCGCTGCGCCGTGCCATGCGCCAACGCCAGAACCGGCGCGCGCGCAAGCGCAGGCGATCGCCGAGCTGTGCCTGATCGCTGGCTGCCCGCAGCGCACATCCGAGTTTCTGGGCAGCGGCATGAGCGCCGACCAGGTGCGCAGCACCCTGCTCGAAGCCCGCGCCACCCAGACCGAGATCGCTTCGCGCATCAGCGCCGATGCCGCGCTGGCGCCGCAAGAGCCCAGCAGCCCCATCGTCGCAGCGGTCAAAAAACTCATCACCCAAGGCTGATCCACCATGAACACCCTCACCGAAGCCAAAACCCTGGGCGACTTGCTCAAGTACGAAGCGCCCAACCTCTACTCGCGCGACAGCGGCATCGTGGCCGCCGGCCAGCGGCTGGCGCTGGGCACCGTGCTCGGGCGCGAAACCGCCAACGGCAGGCTGCGCGCGCTCAACCCGGCGGCGACCAACGGCAGCCAGACCGCCGTGGCCGTGCTGGCCCAGCCCGTAGACGCCGACTTGGCCGAGGCGCAGGCCGTGATCGTGGCGCGCCACGCCGTCGTGGCGCAGAGCGCGCTGGTCTGGCCCGCTGGCATCACCGCGCCGCAGCGCGCCAGCGCCGAAGCGGCCCTGATCGCCTTGGGCATCTTGCCCCGCACCAGCGCCTAAGCCTCTGAGCCAGGTTCGCGCCCTGTCCCCACCCACCTGCCGCGAGCAGGTTTTGTTTTTTACTGGAGCACCAAAATGGTCAACCCCTTTGACAACGTCGGCTTCTCGATGGCCAGCCTGACGGCCGCCATCAACCTGCTGCCCAACCGCTACGGGCGGCTGGAGCAAATCAACCTGTTCCCGGCCAAGCCGGTGCGCACGCGCCAGATCATGGTCGAGGAACACGCCGGTCGCCTCAACCTGCTGCCCACCCGCGCCCCTGGGTCGCCGGGCACCGTGGGCGAGCGCGGCAAGCGCAGCCTGCGCTCGTTCGTGATCCCGCACATCCCGCACGATGACGTGGTGCTGC